GAAGTAGTTTGTGATTATCAAAATTACGGTTATGTATATTTGAAGTTTGTTGTGGCAACAGAGGAGGACCTTAAAGATGCTGAACGAGCAGTTGAAGAATATCGTGCGGCGGGTTTTACAGGCCCTGTTTATATCATGCCTGTTGGCGGTGTTGAGCGGGTGTATACCCTTAACAATCGTACAGTGGCAGAAATGGCAATGCGAAAAGGCTGGCGGTACAGTGATCGACTACAAGTGCCACTCTTCAAGAACGAATGGGGAACCTGATGGAAACTAAAAAAAGAACAATAGTTAGGATGTTAACTTATAGATTAACTGCCTGGTTGTTTACTATTCTTTGGACCTACTTGTTTACAGGTGATATAAGTAGTGCTACCGGATTTGCCACTGCATTACATATTCTTCTCAGTATTGATTACTATATTCACGAACGCATTTGGCTTAAAATCAAATGGGGCAAGATTTGAACTTTGAAGCAATTAATCCGTATCCCCCAATAGTGTTTAAAGCACACTATGATGGATTCACGGATGAGCATATTGAAATTTCTAGAGAAATTTTATCTAATGCCCCAATGGGCGGTACACTAAGTCTAGAAGAAGGCAATGCTCGTAGTTCTGTTTACAATCAACAACTTCCTCCGCACGGGCATCCAGCATTTAAAAGTTTTTACGACTGGCAACATAAAGTTGCTCAGTATGTAATGTTTGAACAACTTAAATTAATGAGCAGTATGCCTTATTGGATTAGTAACAGCTGGGTCAACTGTCATAGGAAAGGCGGAATTACTCTAGCTCATGCTCACGGTATGTGTGCGTTAAGTATTACAGCATATTTGACAATGCCAGAAAATGGAGGATATATTGAATTTAAAGATCCCCATTTTGATCTACGCAGTATCCATACTCACAACAATGAAGAAAAAAGTCTTTTCGAATGGAGAGAAGTTCCAGCCATAACTGGTGATGTATTATTTTTCCCGGGATGGTTACAACACCAAACACAACCTAATCAGAGCGATGAAGAGCGATGGGTGTGTACCACTAACTATGTGAACGTGCAACATAAAAAAATGCCAGAACAACAGAGGATTGTATTATGATAGAAAAAATAAAAGAGTTTTTTAAACGTAGAAAAGCTAAAGATGTAGCAAGTGATTATGTTTCTCCAAAAACATTAGATCCAAAAGAAACGGCAACAGCCAAAAAAGAGCCCTATGTTGCGGTGTTAAATACCCATATAAATACAGATAATATACGTAATGGATTTTTTGAACTTGACTGGAACGAGTATTTTATATTAAAATTAACGGAAGCTGGTTACAAGGGCGATTCAGAAGAAGCTATTGTCGATCAGTGGTTTAAAGATCTTTGCAGAGATGTTGCTTTAGAAGAAGGAGTCAACATGGATCGTAGAGGAGTTGGGTTTATTAACGTAACAAATATCGGCAACGGTAGATCTGAGGTTTCATGACATATATTTTAGTAGACACAGCAAACACATTTTTTAGAGCAAGACACGTTGTAAGAGGGGACATGAATGACAAAGTCGGTATGTGTCTTCATGTAATTTTAAATTCAGTTCGAAAAGCATGGAAGGACTTTGATGGCACCCATGTTATCTTCGCATTAGAAGGTCGTAGCTGGCGTAAGGACTTTTATGCTCCTTATAAACGCAATCGGCAAGAAACTAGAGATAAAATGTCAGCAAATGAAATGGAGGAGGACAAACTCTTCTGGGAAACATTTGACGACTTCAAAACATTCTTGCACGAGAAAACAAACTGTACAGTCCTACAACACAAGCAGTTAGAAGCAGACGATTTGATTGCAGGATTCGTACAAGCACATCCAAACGATAACCATGTGATTATTTCTACAGACGGCGACTTCGCACAGTTGATCGCTCCTAACGTAAAACAGTATAATGGCGTAAGTGGTGTTACAACTACACACGAAGGATACTTTGATGAAAAAGGCAAACTTGTTAAAGATAAGAAAACTAATGAAGTCAAAGGCCCGCCGGACCCAGAATGGTTACTCTTTGAGAAGTGTATGCGTGGCGACACAAGCGACAACGTATTTTCTGCATATCCGGGAGTACGTACTAAAGGGACAAAGAATAAAGTTGGTCTCACGGAAGCCTTCGAAGATAGAAACTCAAAGGGTTGGGCGTGGAACAATCTCATGTTGCAACGCTGGACCGACCACGAAGGTGTCGAACATCGTGTATTAGAAGATTACAATCGTAATCGTGTACTTTGCGATCTTACTGCACAGCCCGACGATATTAAGGCTATTATTAAATCTACTTTAGATGCAGAATTTGCTAAAGAAAAGAATGTTGCTCAAGTCGGTATTAGACTCATGAAGTTCTGCGGTCAGTACGATCTCATTAAGGTCACTGAACAGATACAGAGTTATGCAGACCCGCTAAATTCTCGATACTGTGTATGAGCATCCAATACTATTTTCCCACCGCGATTTTATCAGAGCTTCATGTAAATGCGGCCAAGGATCTGCTACCTATAGCAAAAAAATATCTTAACGATCCAAAGTTTGTAAGTACGCAATGGGGATATAAAAGCACGTTCACCGGAACAAAAGGCATAGCGGACGAAGAGGACTTTAAGCCCTTTATAGAATTTATCCATAAAGTATCGAGGAACTATCTAGTCAAACTAGGCTACGATGAATCTAAAATTCTTTTTGATACACAACTGTGGGTAAGTGAAATGGTTGCAGGCGACGAACATCGTCGACATACGCATGCCAATTCTATCCTTTCAGGGATTTTATATTTAGAAGTTCCAAAGAATTCAGCACCGCTAGTTTTCTCAGATCCTAGACCGTTCAGAGAAATTGTAGCATTGCCTAAGTTGGGCGATGTTCCTACAAATTGGGATAATGTCATCTTCCAACCAGAAGATGGATTATTACTGATATGGGAGTCTTGGTTAGCTCATGAAGTTCCCAAGACTCGAAATGAAGGCAACCGAACAACTATTGTTTTTAATTTAACAAATAGAGTTTACGAATAACAGATTTGCATGGAGGCAATTATGACAGAGGTACAAACAAAAGCACTTATTGATGGTAAGTTCTGGCTTATCGAAGCAGAAGGCGAAAAGTTAGGTACGCTTACAAAAGAGAAAAAAGGTTACAGTTTCATGCGACAAGGCCGCAAGGTTGACATCGCTGACTTAGCAGTTTTTCAAACATTATTTGGTCTTACAATTAATGAAGAGCAACTTAAAAAAGAAAAATTAAGCACTAAGGTAGATGTGCAAGGTTATTCAATTTATGAATTTCCCTGTTCTAGTAAACCTTATAACCCAGTGTATGATGTTAGACAACGTCTACCCATTTATAGTAAGAGTGACAAAAGCAAGAGCCAATATTGTGCTGGTTACTATGTAATCAAATTCCGCAAAGGTTGGGTTAAATCATTCTGTCCAAAACTTATTACACTAGAACGCTATCCTAATCAAGGTCCTTTTAAAACTGAGATTGAGATGAAACAAGTACTAAGTTCTATGAGTAGAGAATCATGAAACAATTAAACACGATTCCCATCGAAAACTTCTTAGAAAAGTCTAGAATCGCCCAGAAATCAGGCGCAAAAGTAGTCAATTTAAGTGCAGAGGAATCTCAAGCACTAGCAGACTGTTTAGCGGTAATAATGACACGATTAACGGGCGAATTAGATCGTGTGCTACAACAAGTATCGCAACCGCAGGATACCCAGGTCTCTATGGATGGTGGTAATTTCTAACGGTATATAATAAATAAGTACGTATATTTGGAGACGTACTTATTATGAGCAGACCTAAACCAACGGTGCTTTTAGAAATAACTAATAAAAAAAATTACAAGACTGAACAGGTACTTGAAGCCGATGCCATTTGGGCTGTTTTTTATAAAGGTAAACCAGTTAATCTAAAAACCACTTCTATGGTCGCACAACAATTAGGGCCTAAATATAAAAAAGTTAGTTTTTCTAATTCTGGACACGCATTCAATCTTTCCGAAAAACTAAACAAGTTATTCAACTGTCAAGATTTTTCTGTGTATAAACTAACTACTGGTGAACTAATCCAAGAGCCATGATTTCAAAACGTGACTTAACTCAAAAGCTCTTTTCCGAGTTAAGCAATACAGAATTAAAATTTGAGCAATTCCACAAAACCATCTGGACTAATCCGAGAGAGAAAGCGACAGGTGGTTTTCGTTTGACTGAACAGGGATTTGATGTATTGAAAAATACATTACAGTATAAATGCTACGAAATCGAATTTCCAAAAGATGAGGAATTTATGATTTCAAATAGTACTGTTATATATTTGGATCGCTATATTGATAGTCCGTACTATTTAGAAAAGAAAAGCATTTGGGTTTTTAGAGAAAAGATTGCTGTAGAACTTGTACTGTTCTCCGGAGACATAGCAAAATTTTGCAATGCCAAAAAGGCCGCGAACAGACCGTTGTAAAAATACAACACATTTTGGATAAACCGACTATTGACATCCTAGACCTTTGACACTATAATAATATACATAGAGCGTTGTATTTTAATTGTTTTTTTTAGAAAGAGGTCAACAAATGGCAAAAGGCGAAGTTTCAGCAAATCGTACACAAAGTCCTAATGAAGCCAAAGCGGCTATCCGCAAGTGTTTCAAAGTAGGTCGTCCTGTTTTTATGTGGGGTCCCCCAGGTATTGGTAAGAGCGATATCGTTCATCAGATTGCGTCCGAAACCGGTCGTGAAGTTATTGATGTACGTTTGAGCTTGTGGGAACCTACTGACATTAAAGGTATTCCTTTTTATAATTCCAACCTAGGCACAATGAGCTGGGCTCC